TGATTGTATTTCTTCAGGGTTGGCAACACCAAGGATTGCACAAATCTCATTGTAGGTTTGTTGTCCATTGGTACTGAATCTATCGTAGTCGAATCCTAGTCTAAAGATTCGTTCTATCAAAGCTATCTCTAATTGAGTTAGCTTGGGTTGTTCTAGTAATTTTGTATTTTCGTTCATAGTTTTTGTATTAAAAGTTTACTGTTGTTTCTGTTCTGATGTCTTGGACATCAACTTCTGAGAAGTCGTCTTTGATGACTGCATTCTCTGCTTGCTCTTGTGTTGTAGCGTAAACAATAAATGTTTGCGTGATTATAAATTGTGTCTTAGTTCCTTCACTCACTTGTTAAGCCTTCCTGCTTTGCTTTATAAAGTTTGTGCTTTAGTTCTGCGTCAAATAACTCTTTAGACTTGTCTCTTACATCTTGCATTAAAAGGTTATTAACCTTTTTTTCTGTCTCAATTTCTGCTTTAAGACTTTTGTTATTTACTTCTAGAATTTGAATCCATTCTTCATTTGATTCTAACTTCTTTTCATTGGCTTCTTTATATTGCTCTAAGCAATTAATAATTGCGTCATCATCTTGTATAATTTTTATACAAGTATCAATTAAGGCTCTCGCTGTTCCATTGTCATCAAGGTTGTAATGAGAGCTTAAGCTTTCTTCGCCCTTAATTATTTGGGCTTTAATTCTTTTATGTTCTTCGTATGTCATAGTTTTTAATAGTTATAGTACCACATTATTGTAAGCACTTAATGATATACACCACGAAACAAAACACCTGTCAAGCATAAATAAAAAAAAACCCCAAGTTATTACACTTAGGGTTTAGTTGTTATACTTTACTATTACTATTTAAGTAAATTTTCTAGGGCTTGGTCAATGACTTCGCTTATATGTTTTGGTTCTGATTTGGGCTTGTATTCCTTGAGTGATACAAGTCGGTCAGGCTTATCAATAGTTACAGTTCTCTTTGGTTTGCTCATGATAGTTTGCCCTTTCTAGTTACTTTGTGAAATGTTTTATAATTATCTTTATACTTGGCGAAACAGTTGGCGATTGCTTCGCTTTCTGTGTCCCCACTTCCTCCACCTTCGTAGCTTGGTCTTTGTAATTTATTACTCCAAGGCGTTTGAGTTGGTTGGCACACCCACATCTTGCCACGAAAGTAATCATTTTCTGTGTATGTTTTTATGAATAATGTCGTCATAGTATTTAGTATAATTCAATGTCTTGGTTAATTTCGTTAAAGGAATCGTTAGCCTTTTCAATTTTGCTCTCAAATTCCATATAAGACTCTAGGTTTGTTTGCTTGTGTATTCCATAGCTATGAATGAAACTTTCAACGCAACCATCTAAATGCCCAGAGAGCATTGCCGTATTTCCTTTATTATCTTGAACAAGCAATGACCAGTCTTCACAACTGAAGCAATGTTCCATTATGTCCAATATATCTGTGTCCTTATTTACAACAAGGTTATCGTAACAACCATCAGTTGCTTGAATGATTGTTAGACCTTGGTTTTTTAACTGCTTTACAAGGCTTCTGAAAACCTTTTTGTAGTTATCGTTAATTAATGCTAGTGTAGTATATTTCATAGTATTTAGTATTTAAGTTAATAACTTAGCTTTAATAGTAATAACTTAAGCTTGTCAATACTTAATTAATATTTTTTTCTAAGTATTATTTAGACCTAAAATCATACCCCTAACTACAGTACACTTGAGAAGCATGAGAAGCTAGCTAGAATCCATTTTAATTAATGACAAAATAAAATACTCTCATAAAGAAAACTCCAAGCTAAGAAAGGAAAAACTAAGGAACATTGACGCACTTAATTAAAAACAGGCTGATGGGAGGAGGCAGTCTAAGAAATCTGTGCGTCTCGTTACTGTGTATCATAAACTGGGCTTCAAAAAATTATCTCTCTCAAGCCCCTAATGACGGTATACTTAAGTACACAATCTCTCTTGGGGTTCGATTGTAGCTCTTATGGTTCTTAGGGAAAGTAATGGGAAAGGTTACTTAAGGATAAGAGCCTCCTTATGTACACATAAGTAATTATAAGTAAATTATAACTTGACAGTCAAGAAAAAAAGTAATAAAAACATAATTAATTACACATTATGGAATATTGTTCAGACTTCAGATATGATTTGGAAGTAGGTCAAGTAGCAGAAACTGCTATAGGAGAGATGCTTGCAAATGAAAAGATAGAGATAAAGAGAGATATGAAAGCCAAGGAGACTGGCAATATCTTTATAGAGTACGAGAGTAGGGGTAAGCCAAGTGGTATAGCCACTACTCAGGCTAAGTTCTACTGCTTCGTGGTAGAGGACTTGAGTGCGTTCTATCCAACAGACAAGCTCAAGGACTTGATAAGACCAATGCTGGGTACATGGAGGGATGTACGAGGAGGAGATAATAATACTAGTAAGGGGATATTATTTCCTTTAAAGAAGTTAATACCATGAGTGATACAGATAGAGAAGATTTAATGCAAAGTATCCGAACTGCGATACATGAGGTAGCGCAAAAGAAGGATGCGATGAAGGTCAAGAGCCTAAGTAGGTATGACCCAGATAAGGTAGCAGACATATTATATTTATATAGTATAGGTAACAGTCAGACTAGATTGATAAAGAAGTATGGGTATGACAGGAATACTATAGTTAGTATTCTGACTGACTACGCAGATTACTTTGGTAAGTTCAGGGATATGTCTGGGCAGATAGCTGCCAAGAACTATATGCACATGAGTTCACTAGAGGAAGACTTGATAAATGAAGTCCGTGGTAGAATGGAAAGAGGAGAGTTAGAAGTTACATTTCGTGACTTAAAGGAATTATCTATAGCAAAGGCGAACTCGATTAGGGAGGCGCTGACTGCTAGGGGTGAAGCCACTAACATAACTGAAGAGCGAAAGGTCTACACTCAAGAGGATTATGAAGACACTCTCAAAGCAGCGAAAGATAGACTAAAGAAAATCAAAGGAGAGGTAATAGATATAGATGATAACTGAGGATTATGATGATTTATTTGACAGAGTTCGTGGCAATTTGGGCGAACACTTTAGTAATTATATGTTCATAGTAATGGATGACGATGGGGATTTATTTTATGATTACACGAATCACAGGGTAGGAAGAATGTTATTACAAGAAACACAAACAGATATGGATGGAGAAATAGATGCTCTGGACATTATCTGGGAAGAAGAGGAAATAGAAGAAGAAGGAGAAGATGGAGATACAATTTTCTAAACACCCTATGCTAGAAGCTCCTACTGATGAGGAGATAGTATTGCTAGGAGAGAAAGACCCAAGGTTGCTGGCTGAGTTACACAAGGCACACGAGGGTCGTATCCAAGCATCAGAAGAAGACCCAATACGGTTTGGGTTTGACCTAGCTGGGTGGGAAAGAATCAGAGATGGGTTACATGAGTACAATGAATGCCTGACACTTGGTGGTAATAGAAGTGGTAAGACAACTGGTTGTGCAAAGATAGTAATGCAAGCAGTAATGGAAAATACTGACGGACATATTGTATGCTTCTCCCAAAATGCAGATACATCTGTTAAGGTACAGCAAGCTGCTGTATGGGAGATGATGCCCAAAGAGTTTAAGAAAAAAACTAAAGGTATAGAAGGTTATATTAATTTTTCTATGCAAAATGGATTTACTGGTAGTAGCTTTATATTTCCTGACACAAGGACAAGGGTTGACTTCAAGACTTATACGCAGTTCTCAAATAATCAAACAATCTTGGAGGGTTTTGAGTTTGGGTTCAAGAAGCCACAGGGATTGAATATAGGTGCGTGGTTAGACGAATACCTTGGAGATGCTACATTGGTAAACACTTTGCGCTTTCGTCTAGCGACTAGGGATTCAAAGTTACTAATTGGATTTACTCCCATTGATGGATACACACCTTTTATATCAGAGTACCTAAAAGGAGCAGAAACATTAGAAACACGAAAAGCTGAGTTATTAAATAATAAACCATTACCAGTAAAACAATATAGTCCAGAGAGAGATGCAAGCGTAGTATATCTACATTCAGACGAAAACCCATTTGGGGGATATGACCGAATAGCGAAGGACTTGCTCAACAAGCCAGAAGAAGATATACTTGTTAGAGCATATGGTATGCCAGTTAAATCAATGACAACATTATTACCTTTGTTTAATACACAGGTAAATGTTTTGAATGATAAGCCAAACAAGTATGGTATGACCTTCCCAGACATATCTAACCAAAGAGAGTTTACTTGTTACATGGTAGTTGACCCAGCTGGAGCTAGAAACTATTCAGCAATCTGGGCAGCAGTAAATGAAAAGAAAGAAGTATATATTGTTAGAGAGTTTCCAGAAAGAGATATATATGGAGAGTGGGCATTGTTTGGTGACCCAAAGTGGCGATATGGTCCAGCAGCCAAGAAGATTGGCTACAATGTAGAGGGATATGTAGATTTATTCAGAGAAATAGAAGACGAACTAAACATAAAGATATATGAAAGAATTGGTGACTCTCGCTTCTTTGCAAAGGAAAATGAGAACAATGATGACTTGTTTAGGGCATTTGATGACTTTGGAATGAACTTTATACCAAGTGATGGGCGAAAGGAAGAGGTTGGAATCAATGCTTTGGACGAATGGTTTAGTTATAATCCAGACTTAGACATAGATGAGATAAACAGACCAATGTGTTACATACACGAAGATTGCGGTAAT